TGGCTTGGAAATATCCAATGCCAGTTCCTATGGAAACAATGAAACCGTACAACTTTCTGATATTCATAAGGTAACCTATAGATATGCTTTTACTGTAGTAGACACAGTTTTAAACTTCCCAGCTTTGGGAGGGTATCCTACTCCTCGGTGGTTTGGTTTAGGTACTACTAAACAAAAACAGATAGATGGAGTAGCTATCGGAGATACTATTTCTGTGGGTTATACCCAATCTGCTTATCCGGACTGGATTGTTTATGATGAAGGTTATAAAGCTTCAGAAAATACAACTCTAAATCAACGTTCTGCAAGTTTAACCTTTACTCAGAATGAGTCAGGTAAACAGATAACAGTTCAATTTACTCAGGATGCAGAAGTTGAAACTTGGGAGTATACCTTTTCAGTTCAGAATCCAAATCTAAATTATACAGCTTTAGGAGGTTCTGCAACTCCCGCAATAGCAGGGTATAATTCATTTAAGCAAAGGTATATAAATGGTAAACCTGTGGGTACTAGTGTAGATGTAGGTTTTTCATCTCCTGACTTACCCTCTTGGATATTTATGGATGACGAGAATCACTATACTGCTTTAGAGAATAAATCAGAAAACTCCCGTTCTCAAGTATTTACTAGTACTCAAAATGAATCTGGTAAAAAAGTTACAGTAACATTTGCTCAATTAGCAGGTGTAAAAACTTATGGTACACCTACTGTATATTTAGGAAGCATTGCAGATATCCCTGCATCAGGAGGGACTGCAGTTACACCTACTTATACTTATTCTCAACTTTGGGGATGGAATGGTAAAACCAATGATGGTGGTACTATAAGTTCTGGAGCTTCAGTAGTATGGTCCGAAAATATCTCAGGTTCTAATCTTGGTACAACTGCAAAGGCAAGAACTAAGTTGGGAAGCCGTACATTAACCGTTACTCTTAATGGTAAATCTGGTAGTGCCTCAATCGATATATATCAGGCAGAGAATAAGATTACCAATACAAGTCAAGGTACATGGGTAGTTTCCATTTCTGCAAACCCAAGTACCTTTACCGAACAAGGTGGTACATCACAAATCTCTGCAAGTGCAAGGGCAAGTAGAACTAACCATTGGTCTTCAGGTGCAACTAATGCAGCATCCGATGCTACTGGTACTCCAACGTTAAGTATACCTACTGCAGTAACCGGATTCAGTTTATCAGGTACTACTTTGACTGTTGCAGAAAACACAACTGCAAATCAAAGAAGCGTAGTAGTAAGGGCAACTATGGATACCGTTTATAAAGAAGTTACGGTAACTCAAAGTGCATATCTAGTAGAATGGAGATATACATTAACTACTTCTACTCCAACGTTAAACTTTGATGCCTTAGGTACAACCAAATCTGGGACAATTAGTAGTTATCGTGAAAAATATATTAATGGTTCTTTAGTAGAAGGTTCACTTGAAGGTGTTAATATCCAAGTTAAATCTACTTCTGCTGAAATACAAAGTGCTACTGCTGCTGTGGCTATTACCCTGAAAGAGAATACTACAACTCAAGCAAGAACTGGTACTGTAGTATATGAGCAGGTGGGTTCAGGCAAAACCGTAACCATTACTTGTAGTCAGGCCGCAGGTACAGTAGCCATTAGAGAAGAGTTGGTTATTAAGGAGAGTTTCCCTACAGCTCCAAATATTGGAGGAACTGTTAAAGCTTTAGTAAGGTCTGGTTATTGGGACGTGGTAAATGGTAAAGATACAACTTGGCATGATGATACTCCTACTGTAAAAACTAAACCTAGTTTTGTAAGTAGTACTAGTGTAACTTATGAACTTGGTGTGGGATATCGTATAAGTGCTACTATGCCAGAGAATACTTCTGAATCTCAACTTAGTGGTAGTTTAAACTTAGAGTACGGTAGTAAAACTCTAAGTTTAGGTGTAAAACAAGCAGGTGCTAGTGTTGCTTGGTCTTATGAACTAAAGGTAAATAACGGTACTCAAGATTTAAATCAACAAGTGCCTGCTAAGCCTAGTGGTACTTACTCTTTTACCATAAGTAGTAAAAGGTATAAGATTGTTAACGGTTCTGTTACAAGTCAAAGTGAAGATACTACTTGGACTACGTCTATACCGGGTTCTCCAAGTTGGATTCATGTAGAAGAGCAATCTAATACACTCATAGTAACCGTAGATGAGAATACAACTACTAGTCAAAGAAGTGCAGATATCGTTATATTTCAAACTGGTAGTAGTGATACTTCGATAACTTTGACAGTTGAACAACAAGCTGCAAGTATTACTTGGAATTATACCTTTAATATATTTCAGCCTTCATCCAAGGTACTGAATGTACCAGCTAAGATGATAGACCCCGATACTATTGTAGTTAATTCTTACAGAACGAAGGTAATCAATGGTACACAAACTTCAACTAAAGAATTTGTAGAAGTAACCATTGACCCAATCGAAGAATCCTGGTTAGAAGTTACCAAAAACAGTAATGACCAGACTCAAGCTGAGTTATTCGTAACTTGCTTAGAGAATAAAGTATCTTCAATTAGAAGTGCTACTGTAACAATTAGACAAGTAGGTACAAGTAATCTTGACCAAGTAGATATCAACCAATCAGCTGCAACTGTATCCTATAATTATTATATTGGTTTTAATGGTAATCCCGATGTAGGGGGATATTCCATGAATTGGGAATATACTCAGTTTGGTTCTAGTCATGGTCAATCTATAGATTTAAAATGTTGGAGAAAACCAGTAATTAATGGTATAGAATCTGATACTGAGGAAGCTGCAGAATACGAAGTTATTTTTAGTGGAGTTGGTATAGATTCCTTTACAGTTACAAATACACCGTTATCATATGACCCAACTATAACTACCGTAAGGGCATATCCTAAGTCTATCAATGGTTCGGTATTCGATTTAAAGGGTACAGTACAATATAGGATAGCCGATTACCCAAGTAAATCTGCTTATCTGTACCTTACTCATAAACCAGTAGCAACTGTAAAGAGGTGGACCTTCCAATGGTATGACCAAGTTGAAAGTGTAACTATAAAGAATGTAAGTCATGATTCTAGTGCAGGTAGCATTTCTCCTATAACCATAATTTCTAAATGTGAGTACTTACTTGCTAGCAATCAATCCCAGGTTGCCTATACAGAGTATATAAAACCTAATGAAGACGAAGATACTGCAACTCCAGTAAGTAATTGGGGTAGGTTAGTAGAAAACGGTCAAACTGCCCAAAACGATTATGACTACGCTTATTTGGTAGATGAGAATAAGGAAGATTATGATAGGCAGGCTACCAGGACCTTTACTCAACCGGGTAATCCATCAAATAAAAGGTTATACCTATACGTAACTCAAGAATCCCCCCATACACCAGAAGTAGCATTTGATGTGTATAACAGTAGTCTATCTGCCTCCTTGTTAATGGGTATTGGTTGGAGATCTAATGAAGGTAGTGATTCTTTACCTAATCTGAGTAGAGGAGAAAATTTAGGAGCGCATGGTAGCAATAAAAGTAATATCCAAGTAGTTTACCATGCTCAACCCATTACTACTAGTCAGCAGTGGTTACCAGCAGCTCCTTCATTAAAGGAATTTAGTTATGATGGTTTGCCAATAGCCTTGAATGGAACTGACAGATATTATAATATATCAGAGTTTCAGTATGGTAGCTCATCGGCATCAGAACTCTTTAAAGTTACAGTATATAATATAGATTATGACCCAACCTATGGTGGAAGTTTAACCTTACGATGGGAAGCCAGATTATCTAATAATAAACCTACTAATGGTATGTATGTAGGTATGATTGTACTTACTCCAGTAAGAGGTAATTTACCTGCTATTTATGTAAGGTTATATTATCAATCTCCTTCTGTAAAACCTTCAGTTTAATTAGAGTTAAAATCTTCCAACTCTAAATCTTAACATCGCATGGGAGAATCCATAGGAATCTACAGAAAAATTTAAAGTACGATACTACGGTATTTATTAATGTATAAGGCCTTATACAAAATACTAACTTTAAAAATTAACTTTATGTTTAACAACTTAAAACTCAAAAATTATGGGAGTAGAAGTTAAATCTGGTAGGTGGTGGCTTTGGTGCTGCTGCAGTTTCTGTATGGGACAAAATCAATGACACTAAAGCTGATATCCAGAAAGTAGAGTCTACTGTTCAGGAAGCAAAGGCAGGTATCTATAAAGATATCTCTGATGCAGCCAGAGGAGTAACTCAGGAAATCAGCGGAGTTGCAAAAGATGTTGCTGGTGTTGGTAGAGAAATCCTTAACAATCGTTTCACAACGGAAAGAGGACTTTGTGATTTGGGATACAAAACCAATTCCGATATCCGGGATTCTCGTGACCAAATGGGAGCAGGCTTCAATCGTGTTATGGACCGTCTTTGCCAGATGGAACATGAACAACAGAATTGCTGCTGCGAAACTAAAGGTTTGATTAAAGAAGTGAAGTCCGAATTGGCTCTTCAACTTGAACGTTGCTGCTGTGACCTCAAGAATGGCCAACAGGAAATCAAGTGTCTTATCGAGAACACTGCTAAAGACCAGGAAATTGCCCGTCTCAACCGAGTAGTAGATGCTCAGAGAGACCAGAACATTATCCAGTCAGTAGTTGCAGCTCTTAAGACTACATCCACAACCCCGGCTTAATAATTACCGTCGTCATTACGTAAGCCAGATTAGGAAGGAGTGCATCTTACATAGGTGTACTCCTTTTTTCGTTTATACCCACCTAAAGATAAAACGATATGGAAAGTGAAGAGATTAAGAAAGAACCAACCAATGGAAATCAACTAAAAGATTTTACTATTCAACTTACATTGCCTGCTCCCAATGCAGAGATAGCAAAGGAAGTAGCAAATAAAGCACAGTCACTCATTGACCAATTTGGATACTATCAATTCTTAAACCTGGTAGACTTTATGCAAAGGAATCCAGGTGCAGTATCATTTGGTTTAAACTTAATTAATAAAAGATGAACATGGAAGATTTGATTTTTTCTAAATTGCAGAAAGGTGATACCATATACACCTTAGAGAGAGACAGACGTTCTGGGTATCCAATCTTTGATAAGGCCCAAGTATTAAAAGTAGGTGAAAGCAAACCTAGAGCCACTGGCCCAGATGGAAGCTTTGCCGCAAATACAGAAATCGTTATTCAAGATTCTGTATCCTCTTTGACAATATACCTTCCTACAGATGCTGCAGAAGGTATTCATAATAATATTTATTACACTACCGACTTACGCAATATCGTAAACGAAGTAAATATCCAAAGGACTACTGCTGTAAATATTCTCAATAACCGAGAGAAATATGAGGCAGTAGTTACTGAATGTGATAATATCTTTCATACAATCGAGGGTATGCTAACTCCTCAACAACAACCAGCTCCGGCTTATAAGCAAGAAGAGTTCGAGGCTTTTAAAACCGAAGTAGCAGAGAAGTTATCCATGCAACAAGATATTCTTATGAAGATTGCCAGTGAGTTGGGATTAAATAAGAATAAAGATGGCAAGCAGAAAGGTTAACATAAACCTCTCGAATAATCTATGTGATATTCGGATTTATGTAGACCCTGTTAAACAACGTCAGGCTGAGAGGTTGATTGCCAAGACTCCAAGTATCATGAAGCTCGGATACGAGTTAGGTACTAGAAAGTTTGGCAATCAACTTCTTCGTATAGTAAGGCGTAGTTTAAATAATGGTCTACCTCCACCTGGTTCCAAAGTTTCTTGGCCTCCTCATGCTACTGCTACACTTAAGAAGTATGGAGCACATACTTTATTAAACCTTACTGGTCAATATGCAAGGTCAGTTACAATGGTAACTCAGAAAGATAGAACCTTTGTTGGTCTTCCTCCAGGATTAAGGAAGATAACATACTCTGGTAGAACTTCTCGAAAAACACTTAACCAAATTGCTATCATGTTGGAGTATGGTAGTAGAGATGGTAATCTTCCACCTCGTCCTTTATGGAAACCTGCTTTCGAGGCAGCAGGTGGAAACGTAGTTTTAGAGAAAGAGATACGAAATCAATTAAGAAAAGAACTTAGAAAATATACAAAGTAATGGCAGATTTTGAAGCAGATAAAACATCTGGTACTGGTCCTGCACTCGTAATGGTACATCCGTTAAAAGTGAATGATACAGAAGCAGATAAAAAAGCCATCCTTACCATTACAGTTAATGGA